GGGAGAACTTCTACCACAAGGCAGAGATTGGTACCCCTGGCTTCTGGGCATGTCGGTACAAGACATCTGACAACCCAATCATCTCCGCTGAGGAAATCGCTGATGCCAAGGCCACGATGCCTGATGCCATGTATCAGCAGGAGTACGAGGCAGACTTCGTTATCTTCACTGGGGCGGTATATGGTGGGGCTATTGACCCCCAGATTCTACGCACTGACGACCAGATTCGGCAGATAATCCCCGAGTGGCCTGAGATTGAATCCTGGCGTCAAGTCATCCTTGGCATAGACACTGGCGCAGATCATCCGTTCGGTGCTGTCAAACTGGTCTCAACTGAGAAGGGGCTAGTTGTTGTTGGTGAGTACCTAGAACGTCACAAGACATTCGTCCAACATGCCAGTGCGATGAAAGCGTTAGCAGCGAACTCTAACGCGAAGTGGGCCATCAACAAGAATGAACGTCAGCCCACACTGGAACTTGCTCAGCACCAGATTTACTGCCAACCGGCTGAGAATGATGTCGTCGCTGGAACCGAACGTGTCAAGTCATGGTTACACGTCAAGGGACTCTGGTTTATTGAATCACGATGTCCAAAGACTATTAAACAGCTGAAAGCGTATCGCTGGGCTCCAGACAAGACAAAAGATGGTCAGGTGCGGAAGGAGAAGGTCTTCAAGAAAGAAGACGAACTTCCAGACTGTCTTCGCTACGCGGTGATGACATGGCCTGTGCTTCCCACTGCGCCTCCACCAGTTGAAGTCCAAGCGCGAGACCTGTCAAAACTCCCTGAGGAAATGCGGGGAGCCATCGAACGAATGCGGAAAATCGACAAGGAAGAGAAGTTGAAGCCAAACGATGTGGCCGGAGACTTTTGGTTATAGGAGCGTAATCGTATGTCGCATCAATGGAAGGGAATGTATGTGGCTTTCTAGCCAGCTCGTTGGAATGTTCCAGATTTCTAAAGAGACCGTCGAAAGTCTACGCGAGGAACTCGCCGCTGCTCGCACTGAACGCGATGTGTTGAAACTCCAGCTCAGTGTCAGCCAGAATCACTTCGAATGGCTGCGAATGCGCGTAAACTCGTTGGAAGTCGAACGTGCTCAACTCATCAAGAAAGCCTATGGTATCGACACACCAATCCCTGAGATCATTCGTGCAGCACACAATCCGATTGAGCTGAACCCTGATATCTTCAACGATGTTGGCGAGGACATGGCCAAGAAACTTGGATTACCCGTCTACTCGAATCAGTGATCGCCTGAATGCCTGACGCACCGAACACGTTTTCTGCAGGTGCACAACCTGGTCTTCCGCCTGGTGGTGAGTACCCCGCTACAGATCCAAACCAAGTTCCAGTTATCCCTCAAGGTCCAGTATACGACGAACGGAAACTCCTGGATCGATTCGATAGACTGAAACGCGAATCCACTGAACACCGCTGGATCTATGAACGGGAATGGCTCCGCGATCTGTACTATGTTGCGAATCGCCAGTGGATTACATTCCACCCTACTCGCCGAGAGTGGATTGACAAGCGTCTCCAGAAGTGGGTACCTCGCCCTGTCACGAACAAGATGGCCGAGGTGACCCAAGCGATCCGCACAAACCTTGGCGCGATCAATCTCGCCGTGGTGGCTCGTCCAGTTGGCCATGACACACAATCCATCGCCGCTGCCGAGATCGTAGACCAGATGTCTCCACTGATTCACGAGGAACACTTGATGAGTCAGGTTATGCGAGAGGCAGACTTCTGGTTGATCACTACTGGCAACGCATGTCTCCAAACATCGTGGGAGAAAGACTCTAGATTCAATAAAGTCTTTGTTCCACACGAGCAGTGCCTGACATGTGGAGAGATGCTTTCACCCCAGGCTATCGTTGGAGCTGGTCAGCATTGCCCGAAATGTGGTGGAACGTTCCTGCAAAAAGCTCCTCCTGGTCCAGACGGTAAACCAGTTGGGGAATACGTCTCGTTCGGCAAGGGTAAAACCACTGCGCTGAGTCCATTCGAGTACGCGTTCCCGCCAAATATCATCCGTTTCGACGAACTACCGTATATCATCCGGCTCCGGTGGCGCGATAAACACTATTACGAAGCAAACTTCCCCGATATCGTCAGTAGAATCGTCTTTGAGAAGTCACCAAGCGATAGATCATTACAGATTTTTAAGTCCCTCGCGCTCTCTAACGATATCGGCACTGGCTCTCAGTTCTCGTACCTGGGGTCATCTGGCTCCCATACTGTCGAGGGTGTCACTGAGTACGAGCTGTGGGAACGCCCTACAACCGACTACCCTGATGGGCTCGTTATCCGCGTCGTGGGTGACAAGTCTCCCATGCTCCTCCAGTCCCCAGATGAGGGTATTCCTGGGCCGATGCCGTTCACAGACATTGAGGGAAACCCCATATTCCCGTTCTCACACGCCCAGTACGAGCATATGGGTGGCCGGTTATACGGACGATCCGCTATTTCGCCGCTGATTCAGAAGCAAGATCAGCTAAATCAGCTGGATTCTCTTATCCAACTCGATGTTCAACGGATGGCGAACCCTGTTTGGGTCATCCCAGAGAATGCTGGCATCGAAGGAATCACTGGAGAACCTGGTCTTGTTATCAAATGGAACGTCTTAGCCGCTGGTGGACAAGGGAAACCTGAGCGAATCCCTGGCCAGGATATTCCTCAATCGTTATTCGAGTTCCGTGCCCAAATTCTGAAAGACATTGAAGAACTCTCTGGCGCATTCGACATTATCAAGGGGCAGAAACCTACTGGCGTAGAAGCTTTTAGCGCCCTTCAACTCCTCGTCGAACGTTCTCAGTCACGGTTTACCTCCGTCTTCCAGTCTCGTGGCGAGATGTACCGCAACTGGTTCAGCATTGCTATCGAATTAGAGCGTCAGTTTGGTCCCCAACAGCGTACTTGGGCCGTTGTTGGCCCTAATAAAGGCTACACCTTCCGTCATTTCGAAAACGCTCAGCTCCAGGGGCAAATTTCAATGCAAATCGAGGACGGCACCAACATGCCGAAGACCTCGTTGGGCAAACGAGCCGCCATTGAACAGGCAAACAATCTGAAATTGATTGATCCTAACGATCCTGACCAGAAATTTGCTCTCCTTTCGACGTTTGGCCTCTCGGATTTGGTCCCATCGTTGAATATTCACGTCCAGGCAGCTCTCCAAATCCAAGATGCCTTCGAAAGATGGACGGAACAGCCAGAAGGACCCCCTCCATTGGTTGTCAAGCAGTGGTTTGACCCTCAAGTTCACTGGTCAGAGCGAATTAAATGGCTTAACACCGACAAAATGAGGGAAATACTCGCTAAAACCCCTGAATTGGAGCAGGTAATCATATTTCACCTCCAAGAACTGCAGATGATGATGGCTCCTCCGCCTCAGGTAGGTCCAGATGGACAACCCATTGAGCCAGAAGGCCCTGGTGGCGCTGCAGCGGGTGGGGGACAGGCCATGACCAACTCAAATCGAGAATCCGGAGCAACAAAAGGCGTACCAAAGGGAAATAACGACCGAAACTCTCAAAATCAAGGTCCTCGGTAGGATAATTCACCGTCTTCGTCAACCCGTGCTTTACGTCTGAAGCACACCTCTCGCGGAACTAACCGCGACACCAAAGGTAGAGTACCATGCCCGACATTGTTGAAACCATCGCTACACCGCCCGCAACTGGCGAAACAGTTGCTCCGCCAGCGGCAGCGACACCAGCCGCGAGCGCATCACCTGTTGCGACACCACAGGCTACGCCCGCTCCAGCGACAGGAGCAGCAGAAGATAGGTCAACCTGGGTTCCTCCGTATCGTTTGCGCGAGACGCGGGAAGCTGCCGTACGTGAAGCTCAGACTCAATTCGCTCAACGAGAGGCTGAGTATCAAGCACGGCTTAACCAGATTCAGTCCCAACTTCATGCTTTAGTGGGAGTGCAGGCTCCCCAGAACCCAGAAGTCGATGCTGTCCGTTCTCAGTTCAGTCAACTCTATCCAGGACTGACAAAGATTGAGGAACGGGCGCAGGAAATTATGGGTATCCTTGACCGTGCCGGAGATTTGGAATCACAGAACGATCATTACTGGCAATCGTATGGACGACAGACCATGGATCGGCTGTTTACTCATGCTGCTGAGTCGTTGGGGACTCCTCTTACCGACGAGAGCAAGCGTCAGCTACATGCTGCATTCACGGGTTTCGTCTCATCCTCACCAGAACTGACCGCTCGATACGCCAACGATCCGACACTCGTTCAGGAATTCTGGAAGCAATTCACGTCCAGTTTCATTGACCCTGTTCGTCGAACCGCTTCCGCAGCCGTCGTAGCACGGGCTCCAGGCGCACTCCCTCAGGACACTCCTGGCGGAGCCCCTCGTGGAACACCGGCCCCAACGCCTGCGAATATGGACGAACGAGCCGCTGCTGCTTGGACTATGTATCAACAGAACCACAAGCCGTAACAGCATAAGCGTACAGCATGTGAGTAGCGATAGGTAATAACAATGGCAGGAGCCGATAAACAGGCCCTTGACGCCATCTTTAAGGAAGTCTTTGAAGAGGGCGTCGCTGAGGGCGTCAACAACAAAAATCCTCTACGGGATCTCATCAAGACTGAGCGAGTTCCCTTCCGAGGTCGTGAGATTGTGCGCTTGTCGCACACCTCGCGTAACGTCTCGCCGATGTTCGTCGGTGAAGACTCTGCATTTGCGGATGCCGGAAATCAGGGCTATTCGCGGATGTTCGTGGACCAGCGCAAGCTGATGTCCAGACTGCGGATGACTTGGGAGGTGATGCAGGACTCGACTTCGAATGAGGGCGCATTCATCAGCGCTCGTAAGTCGGAGATGCAGTATCTGATTGACGACATGGCTCGCCGGGATGAGTACGCACTCAACTCGGATGGTCGTGGTGTGCTCGCCCTCGTGGACGAGCCGCCGTCTGGTACCACGCTTGACGTGGATGCCCCTGGCGGAATCACCAACGACAACTTCGGAGATCGATTCATTTCAGCAAACATGTGGATTGCTGCAGTGAATCCGTTGACGAATGTCCTGCGGACAACGATTCACAAGGTAACATCGGTCGGTGGTACTGCTGCCAACCGCAATATCGTCGTGGATTCCTCTACTCACACTGGTTGGGCAGAGAACGATTATATCGTTCAGGCAGCCAATTCCGCTGTCACCGACATTCTCGACACATCGTACGAGCATGCGTGGTGGGGGCTGATGGCACTGGTAGATGACGGCACGTACCGTGCGAGTTACTTCGGTCTGGACCGCACCACGGTCCCAGCGTATAGCTCATACGTGACCGCATCCACTGGAGCCCTGTCTACTGACTTGATTCAGCGCGTCTCTGATGTGGTGGACCAGAAGCTGAATGGCAAGATCTCGATGATCCTTGCCCATCACAGTACTCGTCGGTTGGTCATCCAGCTCACGGACGGCGACCGTCGGTATATGGGCGCATCCTTGATTAAGCCGGATCCTGGTACCGTGGCGTTCAAGCAGGGCGACGTGCCGTTTGGTGATGTTCCTGTGAGAGCCCTTCGGGACTTCCCGCTGGACGTGCTAATGTTCCTCGATCTCCAGAACGCTGGGTTTAAGGAGTACGTCTCCGAGCCTGGCAAGTGGGTGGATGAGGATGGTTCGGTCCTGTGGCGCGTGGGTATTTCAACCACAGCTAGGGACGCCTTCGAGGCATGGTATCGTATGAGGAAGCAGTACTTCCTTGAGTATCCTGCCTACTGTGCAAGACTTGATGGGGTGACCGGACAGAGCCTTGTCGTCCAGCGTGCTGCTGGATCTTAGTCTGTAGATTCGTAATCGTTGTGGAGGGCTGGCATAAGTCGGCCCTCCTCATTAAGGATATAACATGGCAGAACTCGTGACGTTGGTGAATCGTTCATCCAAGCCGCTTAAGGGCACATGGGATGGTCGGCATTATGATCTGGAACCAGGAAAGAAGTACCAGTTCTCTGAAATCCAGGCGCAGAAATTCAAGGACCAGAATCCAGTGATGGGCTCTGAGAATCAGTTGACAGGAGAATTGATCTCGCTGATCGGGATTGAAGAGCACGGGGATGATTGCTCTCCGATTGAACAAAGTGAATCCATCAC